GCCCCGCGTACTGGGTCACAACGACCTTCCTTTTTTCCGGCGGGATGCCCGCCCGCTGGGCTGCGGCCTGGATGGCCGGGGCCAGCTCAGCAGTGCAGTCCCGCTTGCCTGCGGTGGGATTGAGCAAAAACAGATAGCGCATTCGGCTTCCTCCTCTGGTGGTTCCTGCCCTCTATCATAGCGGAAAACCAGAGCAGATGCAAGAGCTTTTCAGCCGACACCCGCCGTCTGCGTCTCCTGCACCACGATCGTGCCGTCCTCAGTGCAGTCTGCCGTCCAGTGCTGGCCGAGGCTCACACTGCCGGAGGCGATCTGGTCGGCGAAGGCCTGCTCCACGGCCCGGTCTACCTGTCGGCGCAGCTCTCGCGCGCCATAGGGTGAACGCGCTTTTGCCGCCAGCGCCGGGCCGACCCGGGCCGTGTGGGTCAACTGATAGCCGCTGCGGGCAGCACGCTCTTCCAGCTGGCCCAGCAGCTTTTCGGCGATGGAGCAGAGGCTCTGTTCCTCCAGCGGGCGGAAGACGATGAGCTCATCCAGACGGCCCACCAGCTCCGGCCGGAACCACTTTTTCGCCTCGGCAACGGCGGCTTCCGACTGCTTTTCAAAGGCGGCTTCGCTTCCCGCCCCGAAGCCCAGCGGTGCGCTCTGCCCGGCGAGGAATCGTGCGCCGAGGTTGGAGGTCAGCAGGACGATGGTGTTGCGGAAATCCGCCTTGCGGCCCATGGAGTCGGTCAGCTGGCCGTCCTCGAGCATCTGCAGGAGCACATTCTGAATATCCGGGTGCGCCTTTTCGATTTCGTCAAAGAGCACCACACTGTAGGGGCGGCGGCGGACAGCCTCCGTGAGCTGACCGCCCTCGTCGTGGCCCAGATAGCCCGGAGGCGCACCCAGCAGACGCGCCACGGTGTGCTGCTCCTGATACTCCGACATATCGAACTTGAGCAGGGCTTTCTCGCTGCCGAACCAGCTCTCTGCCAGCGCCTTTGCCAGCGCGGTCTTGCCGACACCGGTCGGCCCGAGGAAGAGCATCGCACCGATCGGCCGGCCCGGCTCTCCAAGCCCGGTGCGGCTGCGCCGGATGGCCCCGGCCACGGCGGCGACAGCCCGGCTCTGGCCCACGACTTCGGCGTTCAGGCGCTCTTCGAGGCGGGCAAGCCGCTCCCTCTCTTTTTCGCCCACCCGTTCTGCCGGGACGCCGCTGGCCTGCGCCACCACCCGGGCAATTTCCTTCCGGCTGAGGACGGGGTCTTTCTCCCCTTCCCGCTCGGCCCGGATACGCACTGCCGCGCAGGCTTCGTCCACGAGGTCGATGGCCTTATCCGGCAGACAGCGCCCCGGCAGATACCGCACCGAGAGCTCCACGGCCTCCCGCAGGGCTTCGTTGGGCAGACGGACGCCGTGATACCGCTCGTAGCGGGGTGCCAGACCTTCCAGTATATCCACGGCCTGCTTCGGCGTGGGCTCTTCGATTTGGACGCGGCCAAAGCGGCGCTCGAGGGCGGCGTCCTTCTGGATGTGGGTGCGGAACTCCTGATTCGTCGTCGCGCCGATGAGCTGCAGTTCGCCCCGGGCCAGTACCGGCTTTAAGATGCTGGCTGCGTCGATGGCCCCCTCTGCCGCACCTGCGCCGACGATGGTGTGGAACTCATCCACGAAGAGGATGGCGCTGCCGTCCCGGACGAGTTCTTCCAGCAGGTTCTTGAACCGCTCTTCGAAGTCGCCGCGGTACTTCGTACCAGCCACGAGGCTGGCCATGTCCAGCGCCAGCAGACGCCGCCCCTGGAGCATCCGAGGTACCTGCTTGTCGGCGATGCGCTGGGCAAGCCCTTCGGCCAGCGCGGTCTTGCCCACGCCCGGTTCCCCCACAAGGCAGGGGTTGTTCTTCTGGCGGCGGCATAAGATCTCTACCATCCGGTCCAGCTCTTTTTCCCGGCAGAACACCGGGTCCAGCTCGCCATCCGCCGCCCGGCGGGTCAAATCGCGGCAGTATTTGTCGCTGGCCCGGCTCCCCCGAGGCAGCGACGACGCCGAGCGCGGCTGGATCGGCAGGATGAACTGCCCTGAAAGCTGGCGGCACTCCCGCACCGCCTCGGTGAGCTGGACACCCATGGATGCCAGCATAACGCCCGCAGCGCAGTCGGTGTCTTCCAGCATGGCGCAGAGCAGATGCTCCGGCTCGGCCCGGCTCAGGTGGGCGTTCTGCGCTCCGATGATGGCGTAGTCCATCGCCCGGCGCAGGTCCGCCGCCATATCGCCCCGGGCAAGCCTTGTGACCGAACCATCCCGCCCGGCGGACAGCTGACGCCGCACTTCCAGCTCCGAGATGTTCTTCCCGGCCAGAAAACGGGCCGCCGGGCCGCCGTCCGCTTGCAGCATCGCCCACAGCAGGTGGCCGGTGTCTGCCTTTTTGCAGCCCAGCCCTCCGGCCAGCTCCACCGCCTTATCCAGCAGCTGCCCCGCCTCCCGGGAGAAGCCCTTATATCGTCCTTTGCCGAATGCGTCCCAAATGCTCATTTGCCTGGCTCCTATCTTTCAGAAGCTGTTTTCGTAAGCAGGGTGCACCGGATGACGAGATTTTTTGCTCCGCAGACAAGGCGATTTTCCGCAGCAATCCTGACGGATTGCAAGGGAAAGCAACGCAGTATGCGGGCAAAAAGGCCGCGCGGACAGTGTGCAATGCTTATGAAAACGGCTTCTTGTATTGCTGTTGCATCAAGAAACAGTATAGCCCTGGCAGGCGAGAAAAAATCAGAGCTTTGTGTCGCACCGGCCCAAAAACGCACCGATAGATAAAACAAAAAAGCCATCTGAACGAATCAGATGGCTTTCTGGTTGACCTTACACTCCCCGAGTCGAACATCCTCGTCACTGTTTTTGGGTCAGGATTTTGTATCTCTCGTTCTCTCTCTTAACGCAACACCGCCCCTCTCCCAGAGCAATTCCGGGGGAAGGGGCGGTCATCTGCTGCCGGTCAAGTCCTTGCAGCGCAGCGGGCAGCACTACGCGAGCCGCCGCCACAGGCAACACCAAGCCAGAAAGGCTGCGGCAGCTGTCCGGCGTTGCGCACCATATTGCCAATGACGGCAAAATGGTATGTTTTCGTGAGGCCGCGAAGACGTGCGCAGACCATTTTCGTGATGTCACGAAATTGCTCTTGTACGGCGAACATATCGGTGAGGTCACCGATATGGCGGTATGTAGTGCTTGCCATAATAACCTCCTTACTGCTTTTCCAGCGCCGCCTTTGCCCGGTCAAAGAAAAACTGGATCACGGCACCGATGGTCTCATCAGTGATGGCCCAGCTGATGAGCCTGCCGTATTTGCTGGCGCTGAGGGCGGCCCGGAGCATCTTGACGACCCACGCCTTACGCTCTGCGCCCCTCTTGGTGCCCTGAATCTCGTGCTCCGCCTGCTCGATCAGGTCGAGCACAGTGCCCTTGACGGCTGCGCCGTAGCCCAGCCGGATGCAGCCCAGGGCGTAAAAGATAAAGCCGCCCAGCATCAGCACTGCCGCCACCGGGGCAGGAATGACGCCCAAAATGTTATTGATCGTTGCCATGTATTACTCTCCTCTCTCTTTTTCGAGGTCTGCAATGCGGTGGTTTGCCACCTTCATCTGTTCTTCAAGCACCGGGACGCGCTGGGCGAAATTGTTGTGCGTCCGGACTTCCCGGGTCAGCTCTTCCAGCTTGGTTTCGGTCACCGCCTGCTGCTTGTCCAGCTTGGCGTCCATGCTCTGGGCGGTGCGGTTGTTGGAGACGATCACGCCGATCAGGCTCAGACCGCCGGTGATAATGGCTACGATGATTGCCTCGCTCATGCACCCTCCCGGAGACGGGTCAGACCCTTCTTTCTGATGATACGGGGGTAGTTGAGGGTAGTGACGTTGAGGTCTACGTTGCCGGAGATGCCCGGCACATTACCGCTGCTGGTGTGCTGGTGAGCGTTGTACTTAAAACTAACCTTCGGGGGCTTGCCCGTGTAGTCCGCCAGCCATACGTCCCACCGCCCTGACAGCCTTGCCATATCCAGATGGGCGTTGGCGTAGCTCGTGTAGGTGTAGAGCTGGGCGTAAAAGCCCATTTTCTCCACCTGTTCCAGCGCGTAGGCTGTAAGGTTGGACAGGTCAAGCGTGGACAGCTGCTTGAGCTTATTGTCCTCCACGTCCACCGCCACCGGAAGGGTCAGCTCCTTGCCGTACACCGCCTGCCGCAGCAGGGCAAGCTCTTCGTCAGCCAGCTTCTCACAGGAGGCGTTGGTGTAGTAGTAGACGCCCACGTCCAGACCGGCAGCTTTGGCGTTGCGGTAGTTGGACTCAAAGGTGGGGTCGATATACAGGCCGTCTGCCCGCTTGGAGAGCTTGCGGTTGGTGCTCACCGCCCTGAGCATCGCTCCCTTGTAGCCCGCCGCTGCCACCTGCGCCCAGTCGATAAGGCCCTGATACCGGCTCACGTCGATGTACCGGTAGGGCGGGTCGCCCTCCCAGCCGGCGACAGCCTCTGCCTTGGGGGCTTGGGGCGCAGGCTCAGATTCGCCGGTGTCCTGCTCGTCCCCCGGGCCAAAGATGGCCCGCACCAGCTTTTCCAGCAGCTCCAGCAGCTTATTCATCGTAGTCCTCCCCCGTGATCTCTTTGTACCGCTCTGCAGTGATCTCGCCCTCGGCCACCCGCTTGGCCAGCTCCGCTTTGACTCCGGCATGGCGGCGTGCGGGCATCTCTGCCCACGTCTTTGTACCGGCGATGAGCCGGTTCGCCCAGATTTTATCCATTTTGAAATCCTCCTTACTTGTTGACGGCGGCGTCCAGCTCGCAAAGCGAGTCCTCGATAGCCGCCAGCCGCCTCTCTGATGTCGTATCCTGCTCGCACAGGGAGTCCTCAATCTCCGCCACGAGGCCGGGCAGCTCCCTGAGCTTCTGCTCCTCTGCCAGCTTCCTGTGGAGCTCTTTCAGGCTCTTATCCATCTTGCAAAGACTCATCCGATGACACCCCCGATCATGGTGATATTGCCGCCGACGCCGGAAGCTCCCCGGGCGGCGGTGATGCGGTAGTTGAATGCAAAGCCCCGGGCGGCGGTCTTGTTGGTAAAGGCGTGGTGTACAAAGGCCCGGCCCTCGCCGCTCTGGATGTCGGTGCAGTTCTCCCATACGGGAACATCGTCCCGTGCGTTGTTGCTCAGCTCCACGGTCAGGCTCATGTCTCCCGGGAAACTGCCCTCGAGCGTCAGCGCAGCCACGGTGATGGTGTCGTCTGCCGTCAGGGGCTGGGCCAGCGAGAGGACGGCGCTTGTCACATTTTTGGTAAAGGTAGCGGTCCACTCTGTCGTGGTCTTTCCGTCGCCCACTTCCAGCACCAATGTGTTTTCTCCGTTGAGGATCTGCTGGAACAGGGCTTTCTCGCTCAGGCACTGTACCGTGAGTTCGGTGCTGGTGGCCACGTTCTCGCGGACGGCCAGCGCCACGCCGTTCACCTTTTCGGTGATGGTCATGGGGTCTCCGTCGCCGTCGGTCACGGTGTAGAGCAGTGTAAACGGCTCGTTCTTCTCGCCCAGCGCCACGCCGCTCTCGCCTGCATCGGAAGTCACTTCCGGCGGCTGGTTTGCTGAGGCGAAGCCGTCTTTGTCGATGTACAGCGTCTCCGGCAGGGTGAAGCAGGGAAGGTAGCCGTAACTACTGCCGTAAGTGCCTTCGGCAGTCGTAACACTGGAGCCGCTTGCGGAAGCTATGTAGACGCTGTTGGCATAGTAATGGGTTTCCGGCCAATGCGACCCATCAGTATATGTAATGCGCATATATGGACTTCTCGTCCAGATGCCGCTTCCGTAGCGGGTTCGAATGCTGCCGATCCTGCTGATTGCGGCTGAGGAAAGCGCAGAGCCATCGGAGTAGCCCGATGCCCCGACTTCCGCTGCCGAAATAGGGAAAAAGCTTGACTTGTATGTGTCGCCGTCAAGTGCTATTCCGTTACCACCGCCAGTACTGGAATGGTCATAATAGCGAACATAATGACCGGCATATTTTGTCATGCCGATCAAGTTCCGTACTTCTTCGGAAAACTTATTCACATAGGTGTTTTTGTACCAGGTGTCCTCACCGCTGTTATTGACAAGGTAAGTATCTCGTTTAGACACATTATGGACCCCGCTCGTCGCCGGACTCTCCCGGCAAAACAGCGTCCGTCCCTTGCCGTTCAGGCCGCTCTCGTAGTTGTGGGCCAGCACGTAAAACTTGACTTTTGTGCTGCCTTCCATCAGGTATACAAAGCCATCACCAATGGCTAAGTCTTTGATCTGCATTCAAATCCTCCTTCCTCTTAAAAATCCACCCTCGACGCCGCCTTATTCCACACGCCCGTCAGCTCTACGCCGTCGAGCGTGTCAAAGGCAGTAACGAAACTAGACCCATCAATGCCAGAGCCGAACTGCATCTCGAGCATTTTAATTCTTACGCCCGCTGCCGCAGCGTCCGCCGCAGCGCCGGAGATGGTGAGGGTGGGGTCCACCCTCACGCCGCTCCCCGCCACCG